GTGGTAGCACTTTGTACAACACCCGAAACATTTGTACCATTACCAAAATAAGTAGCTGGTTGTCCGTCTCCACCAAAAGGATCTTGTGCCCAAGAAACCATAAGGTTTTCCAATGTAGCTTCTGCCAAGCTTGTTTTTACCATTGCAGTCATTTTAGTTTTAAACAATCTAGCAGCATCTAGCAATTGGTCAACAGTTATTTCACCATATGTTGGTGTATAACTAAATTCAACACCAGCAGTAGTATAACCTACGTTTCTCCAAGTACTACTAGCACCAAGATCTGTTCTCAATGATTGCCCTGAAGTTCCATTTGGAACAACAGCACCTAAGTTCGTTTGCCATGTTGCAGTTAATGAAGTTTCATTAGACATAAAAAGTTCGGCTGCACCTGTAATAATATTACGTGTTTGTAATGATCCTGACATTATTTTTCACCTCCAAAAATTAGTATAGTCATTGTATTTCTCCCTAATAATATTATCCCACGGAAAATATTATTAGGCAACATTAATGAATCATACCTAATCCTCCAGAAAAAGGTTCCACACCTACACGTCCTGTACCTTCATAAGTCGAATCGTGTCTAATAATAACAAGTGACATGTATCTTCCACCTTCATCATCAGTAGAAGCAGGGCCAACTGAAGTCAAAAATGTTATACATTGAAAATTAAAGGGATTTGTTGGATCATTTTTAGAAAAATAATCATTACAATCTGCTGCTGACCAATCTTCACGTTTACAAAGATCATTGACATAATTTTCTATTTCTATCAACTTATCAGTATCACTAGAATAAAAATGCCATGTTGTTTGACCTTTATAACACCAGGGGGCATCTTTTTCAGTTCTATGTGAAATAGTATAAACACAATAAGGTAGTTCAACAAATCCATTATTATACATTGTTTCTAACTCAGGGATCTGGGCTGCTGGAATCATAAAAGGGAGCTGTTGAGGAGACTGATTATTAGTTTGAGTTACATACTGATTCAAGGGAGGAATAATTCCTTCCGCTCTCAGACTTGCAGTAACAAAATCATTTATTCTAATAGCTGGAGATTCATTCCATTTACTCATCGTTTTGTTCAACCCTTCGTGTTGCAGCAGCTAGTGAATAGTTTCTATTTAAGGCCGTTTGTAATGAGCTGCCAAAACTTGAATCTAATCCTATTGGTTTTATTGAAATTGTTTTATTCTTTCTTTTTTCTTGTGCCAGACTTTTTATTCTTCCAAACAATGAATTAGAAATTGTTTGTACCGTAGAGGGACCTAACAACGAATTTATTTTTTCAATAGGAAGAGAAGAGCCCATCCATTCTATATATTTTTCTGTAAAAGAACCCATTATTTCTTCGTTTCCTGCTCTTTGTATTGAAATTGAACCATCAAAAAATACAATTCCTCCTCTGGTCCAGCTAGAAATAGTATTTGTACTAGCGCCACCATTTGTATCTTTAGCTTCAAAAACAAGTACTTTGGCTAATTTTGGAGATATTTGAACAGGCAACCCATATTCAAAAACCATTGCTTTCCAAACAAAAACATGGTTTTGTTGGACACCAACTGAACGCAGTTTTGCTGCCACAGGAACAGAAGTTTTTGAAGCTAAAAATATGAAAGAAGTAGTTCGACTCTTTCCAGAACCATTTAATTGAGTTTTCCATAACTGAGAATGTGGATCACCTATAAGATTCCATTCATACATATGTGCAAACTTTTTAGGCTCGCTCAAAGATTTTTCTGTCATATACTTAGAAAATTCACCAGAAACAATATTATAAGCAGCCTTCATGAAGTTGTTAGCATTAACATCGGTGTTCATGGTATAAATAATTGTATCAATATCATTAAATACAGTTTCGACTATATCAAGATCGGTTGAAATGGTTAGCATTGTTGGCTCTGTACCTCAGCACGATGTATAGTTATTTCATATTCCTCTATTTTACCGAAAGGATCTATAATAGGAGAAGAGCCATTTGCATTAAACCATGTGTCTGGATTGCCAGCTAATTCAGGTTCAGTAAAAAGATGTGCTCCATCTATTTTACTTACTATATTTGTAATTCTAACAGTGTGTGGTAGTAATAATCCACATGACATTTTAAGAAATTGTAGATCTTTATATTTATCCCCGAAAATTTCTGTCATAGCTTGTAATCTAAAACTAGCAGAAGCAAAAGTAGCAATATTACAATCAATAATGCCATTATTTCCGTAATTAGAAATTGACCAACAATCATTAATCTGACCAGAATAAGTAAGAGTTCTTACTTTTTCATATATTGTCGCCTGCATACTATAATTAGCTGAAATAATACATCCTCCTAGCATCAAATCAACCCAATGCTAGGAGATAAACTGAATTCCTGTAACATCTGATCAGCCAATACATTGCCAGTAGTTTCAAAAGCTTCTGGAAGGAATGTAATATCCCACTTATCAAATGTAACATTTTTAAGATAACGATCTCTATATTTATGTTGATCACATATAAAGTCTTCAACCAATATATTTGCTGCCTGAATTACTGGACCAGGAACACTATCAAATCCCCAAATTCCATCAACTATATATGTCATATCTCTTGTAAATAAAAGTCTTTCCTTATGAACAAGGTCTACTATTTCTTGATGTGCCACAGGTCTAATTAACCAACCATCTCCGTATATTTCCCACTGTACAAAAGCCTGATTGGAAGAAATAACGTCGCCTGGTCTTCCTGGTATAGCCCATGTAGGCCATGTAACTGAATTCAATGTCAATAATGGTCTTGGCAAGACTAAAGATTTGGCACCATTACCTATCACATTATATTTAAAACTTTGTTTAAAAAACTTCTGTCCACAAAAAGCTTCTATGATATACCGAGAAACTACTTCTCTTTCTTTAAAGTCAACATAGCTCAATGCAGGAACCATTCCTACAAACTTGCTCCATTCTGCATAGGGTGTAGTTACCATATATTCTTCAGTAATAACAAATGGATAAGATCCAACATTGAAAGACCAAACAACAGTGAGAACTTGTGTTTGGGAAACTGCTATTGGTGGAACTATAACAGAATATTCACCAATATTAGATGTTGAAGTAGCTACAAAATTATTAAGCAATATAGTTCCATCTGCACCTGTTATAGAGGTAGTAACATTTCCAGTTGCAGCAGTAGGAACTCCATCAACAAAAATTCTATATTTTATTGAAGATATTCCTGAAGAATAAATTTCTTTCATTTTTCACCTTATATATCAGCCATAGTAAGAACGAACTTCTTTAGGTGTAGCCAATCTAAAACCTGAAGCAGAATCTATAATTTCTTGAGCTTCGTCCTGTGAAACAACAACATAAGGGTGTTGTTTCGTAAATTTAAATCCTCTAATCTCAAAAGTAGGATTCTGTCTTTCCATTTTCACAAGAACAGAAGAGTCATTATTAAACATATCACGAGCAGGTTTTAATTCTTCTGGTACTTCTTCTTCGCCAAGATAAAGTTTTTTATAGACTGGCCAGGTAATTCCAGCATCAAGCAATGCTGCAATAATACTTTTATTTGTGGCATTGGGACTTATATCTACTCCACCTACTTTATCTACTACTTCTAGTAAATCCGCCTTCTTCATTACTTCAAATGACATAATATACCTTTCTTTTTATACATTATAGCATCATTCTTGTAAAGCTAGTTCTAGTTCAATACCCTTTTCGAGACGGGACTTAAGAACTTTGTAGCTAACTTGACATTGTGTATCTTTGGACCATTGTAAAATAGACTTACCTTGTACTTCTATACCAGCATTCCGACCTGGCTTTTTAGAGATAGCATCCTCTATTGGCCATCCTAAATTTATTCTGGACCACAACACTCTTTTATCAGAAAGACTACACCTTGAGTCTTCAAACCATTCTATCAATGTTTTTGTTTCGCCAAAAGCAATGTATTGTGGATCATTCGGGTGCGCTCCTCTGCGCTTTATATCATTATTTTTTATAACATATTTTTTACTTTCAACTTCGCCGAGAGGTAAAGAAATAGCTTTTTCTACATTCCATCCATGATTAATTCTAGAATTCAAAGTTGAATAACTAATAAAACAACGTTCATCTTCAACCCATTCTATCAATGGTTTCGCTTGTCCAAAAGCATCAAGACTTACAGTATTTCTTCTATTTCTAACGTTTTCTGTTCTTGATACCAGTCTACAGTTATTAGGACTATATGGTCCATCATTATCTATTCGGTCTATTTGTCCTTTTTCAAAATAGTTTTTTTCATACCATTGAAAAAAATTAGTAGGATTATTTAGCCATTGATCATCTATATAGATTCCTCGACCACCATAATTCTTAAATCCCTTATTGTTTTCGTTATAGCATCTTTCTGCCATATTGGCAAAAACTCTAGCAGCCTTAATAAAATTTGTTTGCATTCTTCTCCAATAAATAAAGGCACTCGACTGAGTGCCTTTATTATAGCTTTAATCATGATACAAGTCAAACTACGACTCATCAATCAAAGATTAGGGCTGGATTTTAATGTTTGAAACTATTACTGCTGCATCCATGTTCTCCCAGTTTACACCGGCACGGACATAAGCAGTATATTCAATTGAATCCTTTTTTGGTTTAAATTCACGGAATACTTGTACTTCACGCTTAACACCCCATAGACGATTGTTAGGGAATGTTAATTCCAAGTGTCCATGTTGACCAGTAGCACCGGAATAATTACCAGCGGCAGTTTCAACAAGCAATGGTACTTCTTTTAGTGGAACACCAAAAGTTGCTTGATTAATACCAAAACCAGCAGCCCCTTCAGTACGAATAGGACCATCTAATAGTCTATCTGAAGTAGGACCAGCCCATGGGTTATTAGCTATTTGTACCAAACTGTTTAAATAATCCTGGATAGCATTTGAACCTGTATAAAAACGTAGGTCTGGACGACGTTGCATGTAAACACGAGGCATAGCTTTGAGAGCACTATTGAAGTGTCCACGGTTTAAGCCTACACCAGCGCCATCAACAACGTGAGCTGCACCAAGAGCCAGTTTGTACCAACCATCAAAAGCCTTTAATGATTTATCGCTAGAAGTAGAATCACCATTGATAGCGATATCTTCTAGATCATTTCCAAATTGTGTTGCCATAAGGCGTGCAATATGGTCTTCTAAATCGCTTCCTTCAATGTTATCTTCTAGAGTTTCTGTTGAAAGTTCCCAGTCTAGACGTAATTTAGTTGTAGTTAGAGAAACCTTGGTAAATGTTGCTGATGCATTTTCACCAGTATCAACAGCTTCTGTAGCCACTCTTACTAAACGTTGTCCAACTGCTACTTTGTCAACTTCAGCTACTTCCGAACGCATTCTTATGGTACGGCATTCTTTTCCTAAGACAGTTGCATCAAACATATAGTCAATAAATGTTGCACTTTGTTCAGGGTTTAGTAAGCCACCACCGCCAGCTCCGACTTCAGTAGTACGTATAACTTTTTCTAATATATCTTCGCTCATAGTTTAACTCCTTTCCTTTTAAGATTTATCTATCATTGGTCGAAACTAGGTGGGAGAAATGCGCCCGACCACTTACGTTTACTATCTCTATCTTTTTGCAAAGTAGAATCTGTATCTATAGATTTTCTAATAGCTGATCCTG